ACTGGAGTTCAGACGTGTGCTCTTCCGATCTAGTGTATTTTTAGTCATTGATGAAAGCTTGCTTGTAAAAAATCCCAAAGCTTATCGTACACAAAATATCTTAAATATCGCGAAATCGTGTTCGTATCGCATCATTTTGAATGGAACTCCAATTTCAAGAAATGAAGCGGATTTATTTTCACAATTTTATTTACTTGACTGGAGAATTTTAGGATACCGCAGTTATTGGTCCTTTGCAGCAAATCATCTTGAATACGATGAATATGGAAAATTGCAAAAAGTCTTAAATACAGAGTATTTGGCACACAAAATCGAGCCTTATACTTTCCAGATATCCAAAAAAGATTGTATGAAAATTCCAAGAAAATTCTATACACGAGAAGGCTTCTACTTGACGCAGGAACAAGAACACCTATATGATTATGTTGCAAATTACCTTTTGTCACAAATTGACGAACATAAACCCGAAACTATTTATCGTTTATTTTCAGCACTTCAGGCAGTAATATCTGGCAAAAATGTTTTATTTAAAAATCGAAACCACTTTGAAACAGAAGAGTTTTTTACCGATCCCCTCGATAATCCGAGGATTCGAAAGACACTATCTCTGCTTCCTGATGAAAAAACAATTATTTTTTGTAAATATCAATCTGAGATTTCGCAACTTTGCAATATTCTTCCCGATGCTGTAAGATTTGACGGAAAAATCCCTTATAAAAAACGTATCGATGCCTTAGAACAATTTAAGGGTCCAAAAAAGTATTTAGTTGCCAACAAAAATTGTGCGGGATTTTCGCTAAACCTACAATTTTGTCACAACATCATTTATATGAGCAACGATTGGGATATGGCAAAAAGGCAGCAATCAGAAGATCGAGTACATCGGTTCGGTCAAGAAAATATGATTGATATTTGTGATGTCTATGCTTACCAAACAATCGATGAAAACATCTTAGAATGTCTGATAAGAAAAGAAAATCTACTTGATAAAATCAAGGAAGATATCCGCCACGCCAGTCTCAAAGAAACACTCAAGCGCATGATACATGGTAATCAGCATTCAGAATTGGAGGATCCGCAATGAAGATCTATACATCAGAAAATGTATATGATGCCGCAATTAAGCGATTTCATATTATATTCAAAGAATTTGATCATTATTATTTTTCGGTATCAGGTGGGAAAGATAGCTCTATCATGCTGCAATTAGCAGCTCAGGAAGCACGAAAAATAGGAAAAAGTTTTTCTGTACTCTATATTGATTTAGAAGCCCAATACGCCGCTACGATTGAACACATTAAAGAATTAATCGATAGCACTGCGGATGTAGTTGAAGGTTGGTATTGGTGTGCCTTGCCTCTTTCTCTACGCAATGCCGTATCAGCGATTCAACCTAAATGGATCTGTTGGGATAAAAAGGAGCGAAACAAGTGGGTACGCGAATATCCCGAACAATCCAACAAATATCAGCTGATCACGGAGGATTCCTTGCCAATCGAGTGGGATTGGTTTTTCAGGGGCATGGAATTTGAAGAATTTGTACTCTGGTTCGCAAAATGGTTTCATGAAAAGAATGGAGGGAAAACAGCTACCGGAATCGGCATTCGCTCCGATGAATCCTTGAACCGTTTCCGAACAATTATCAACGATAAAAAAGAGCGTTTTAAAGATTATGGCTGGACTACTAGAGTGCATTGTAAATCAAACCGATTAAATCATTACAACTTCTTCCCTCTGTATGATTGGCGTACAGAAGATGACTGGACAGCCGTTGCAAAGCTTGATTTAAAATTTAACAAGATCTATGAATTAATGTATAAAAATGGGCTAAGTATACATGAGCAACGGCTATGTCAACCGTATGGAGACGATCAAAGACAAGGTTTAGATCAATTTCGATTTTTAGAGCCTGAAACATGGGAAAAAGTCCTCAACAGAGTAGAAGGCGTCAACTTTGGTAATATTTATTGTCGAACCAGTCTGCTTGGGAATATCACATCCGAGAAACCGGAACATATGACTTGGGAAGAATATGCCGTCTTTCTTCTTGAAAGTATTGGTTTATATGCTCCGGAAGTTTGTGACCATTACCATACCAAAATTCGCACATTCCTGTCTTGGTATGAAAAAGAAGGTGTGCAGATAAAAGATATTCCAGATGAGGCAGATAAAAAGCTGGAAACTACCAAAAAGGCTGCTTCCTGGCGCAGAATCGCAAGGGCAATCGAAAAAAATGACTTTTGGATGTCCCGTCTATCTTTTAAGGAAACTAAAAGAGATGTAGAGCAATTATTTGAATTAAAGAAAAAGTATCGAAATATTATTCGTCCTAATGATACGGATAATAAAAAATTAAAGCGTATTGCAACTGAAATGGAGGAGATGGAAGAAATGTATAAAAAAATGACCAATCATTCCAAAGGGTTCTACAAATATTTAGGCCCTATTTTCGGGAGTAGAGCGGTCCAAAAGGAAACAAATGATCGTTTTTATGATGATCCTGAAAAAGAATGGTTTTTCCACTTAGATCAGGAAGAAAAGATTGATGCAGTGCTATCTTTGAAGGGAAAAACGATCAAAAATATTTATTCCGTTAATGCGGATGAATTAGTATCATTATTGAAGATGGTTTATTCCCTTGTTGATACTGGTATTGTCCCTAAACGATATCAGCAGCAATATCTAAAAGCAGGATATATGATTGCTTATGATAGAAATCAGCAAAAAAATTTTGTAGAAATCACAGGAGGAAGTCATGGAGTACTCATTGTATAATATGATAAAAAAAGTTACTGAGGAATTGCAAGAAATGCCGCTTGAGGAAAAAGTGGACACTTTAAATGAAATCCGTATGCTCCTTCATGAGGTAAGCCCCTTTATGCAGGAACCCTGTGACTGTGTGCTATGGGTCAAAAAGGAACATATCCATGCGAACGAATACAATCCCAATCATGTCGCTACCCCAGAGATGAAATTGCTACACGAAAGTGTCAGAGAAGATGGCTATACAATGCCAATCGTTACCTATCATTTAAGCGATAAAGAACACGAGATTGTAGACGGGTTCCATCGCAACAGAGTGGGTAGGGAATACGCAGATATAGAAAAACGGATCCAAGGATATCTTCCAGTCTCTACAATCAGCAAGCCCAAAGAAGAACGTATTGCTTCGACTATTCGCCATAATCGTGCAAGGGGAACACATGGAATTCGACCAATGTCTGATATTGTATTAGAATTATCCCAATCTGGATGGTCTGATGAAAAAATCTGTAAAAAATTAGGTATGGATTTAGATGAGGTTCTTCGTCTGAAACAAATAACTGGTTTGAAAGAAGCATTTATGAACCATGAATTCTCAAAGTCGTGGGAAGAATTCGAAAAAAAATACTATGATAAGGAAGAAAGAAATGAAAATTAAAGAGCTTAGAGATATTTTAGGTGTATCGCGGGCAGAGTTTTCACGAAGATACCAGATTCCAATTCGAACACTTGAAAATTGGGAATCTGGGACAAGCGTTCCACCAACTTATGTATTAGAACTTTTAGAGCGAGCAGTCAAACAAGACAAAATGCTTGAAAATGATTCTAAAAAAGCGAGGTAGTATATGGAATACATCAACCATTTTACACTAAAAACCGGTCATTGCCGAAAAAGTTTTCCGTCTGAAATTGATAAGACATTTCTTTTTCAGTTTTTACCAGAAGTAAGAAACATTATAAATGCCGGAAAATGCGACTTTTATTTTGACACCAAGATAGAAATTATACTCGAAGAAAATGATTACTATGCAGCTACCTTATACACAGAGCATGACGGTCATTTCATACCGGTTTTCTTTACCGTTGCAACATCCAACCAAGTCAAAAGAAAGCAGCTTATTAAAACTGCTATGGCATTCCGTCAAGTGCTTCCCCTTGAAAACACTTTTTTACCTCCAGATGCTCCGCTGATTATTGATATTGTGCTTCCTACTATCGTATCAAGAATGGAATTGGCACAAATCACCGGAGATATGTCGAGATGCCTTGCCTGGGCGTTATTCGATCCAGGATCGGTTCTATCCTAGTCAAAATGGGGATCTTGTTGATCCCCATTTTTGCAGTTATTTTGTATATTCCAGCGCAATCCATCCAGCTCCCGATTTCAATTTTCCCCATGTATATCCGTCTGCTTTTTTTCTTTCCATAATCGTATAGGTTCCTACCGGGCAATATCCTGCTACTGCATAACCTAATCCTGCGCCTGTCCGAATACGAAGATCTGTAATCTCTACCCTAACAAGATGTGGCTTCAATGGCTGTGTCTCCTCTCCTGCTTCTTTGATCAGTAAAATTTTCTTATAGATCTCCAAAATTTTTGTTCCATATCCGTCTCCGAAAGCCCATCCTTTCCCTATAGGATTTTCCTGTATGCCTAACCATTCCAGATAGGGGGCACATCCTCTTATCACATAATTAAAACGTGGATCAACGCAAGAATTCATCAATTCTTCTTTATTCGCATACGCTTTTAAATGCTGAATCTGGGCACGGATTCCTGTTTTAGCATCTTTAAACCGGCAGCCACGCATTCCATTTGATGTCACGCCCATTCCGCAGAAGTTATTCTGATCCAGTGTAACTGCTGATCCCGCAAATGTGAAATTCCCTGTTTCCAGACAAGACTGGCAGAATGCGAGATCTCCCCGGATTCCCTCTGCTGCCCCTTCTGCAATGTAAAGCGGAATCATTTTCAATACAGACTCAGCAATATTTGGATTTACCGATTTTATGTAAGCTCTCATCTGAGCGGCAGAAAGTACTGCCTGACCTTCCAGAGCGGTCAGATTCGAGGCTTTTTCAATGAGTCCGAAGAAACCCTTAATCCCCTTTGCAACTGCTTTAGAAACGGCTGATTTATGTGTATTGTACCAAGCCATATCATCACCGTCATCCAAAAAAGCGGTCTCAAGTAAAAAATATGGAACGCCCAGGCTATAGCAATTATTCATGTTCAGTAAGTTGTCACCCTTTACAATCTGCCAGCGTTTCAGTCCCAACTTCTCAATATTCTTAACAATTTTCTCCCCAAGCTTCTGTGACTGTGCTGCACCAGTATGGACGTATCCTCCTGTTCCTGTAAATTTTCCGTCCCCATCCTCATCTTTATTCACTTTTGCATTAAAGTGGATCTCTAACACTGCATCATAGTTCTCATATGGCGGTCGATTCCCACGTTTGCTCTGCTGATAAGCGTCTTTACTTTGATCATACATAGACACTTTCAAGTCTACACTCGAAAAAGAGAGCTGTACTAAAATAGCAAGCTCTCTTGTCAAATCTGCCTCTTGTCCCCATTTTGATACGGCTCCTGGATCTCCTTCGCCATGTCCGGCAATTAATAATAATTTTTTCATTTGCCATTCTCCTTTGCCTGATATTCCTTGATATTTTTGATTTCTTTTTTATACGCATCCGCTTCCAGTGCTGGCTGTGTAAAGCTGTTATTCTTCCACCACGTCCAGATTGATGCACCTACTGTCAAGATCTCCGTTACTGTTGCATATACATCTTCTTCAGCAAATGGCAATGGATTCTTTCCTGACATCATCAAAACCTGATTTGCCAGCGCAAAAATTAAGACCGCCGTTCTGGCGATCGTTCCGGATTCAATCTTTCGCTTTTCCATGCTTTATTCCTCCTTCAGTTTTAATTCTTTCACACGTTCATAAAGTTCCGTGCCTGTTCCATTCCCACCAAGTGCATGATATCCTCGATAAAGATATTCTATATTTTTCATCTCTGCTGCACTAATTTCTTCTTTTTGTATAAAATATGTACACCCCTGATACAACCGATCATGCAACAATGCAAGCACTCCATCTTTTATAGCATCCTGTTCTGTCTTACGCTCTTTGATTTTTTTCATTGTGATTCGGAAGCCTGCTGACATTACACAAACCAACAAGCCAAATCCTACCTCTAACCAATATTTTGCAACAAATTCAATCATTTTTTACCTCAAAAAGGTACAGATCTCGCCGTACCTTTCTCAAATATTCTGTATAATGTCGTCATTTTTTGACATTTTTCTGTCGTTATGTTATTTTTTTACTCAATTTTCCCAATATGCCGGATACTCATCCGGACTAAAATTTGTATCCTCAATACATTTTTTGACCGTTCCATCTGTCCAAATCATATATTCACCATTTCTATACCGATCATGCGATCCGGTTGGCTGCTCCCAAGGCAATGCCCATTCTGCCGATCTGGAATGATATGGTTTCCATAATGCGCGTTCTTTTATTGTCCAGTTCGGGTTTATGATACTATCGTGGTCCTGAATACACTCATATGGTCTCTTATTTTCCATATCAACTCGTATATCTCCTGTTTTATAGTTTCCCGGCTCCCAATTTCGTAATAATCCTGCGCAAGATATCACAAGTGTTTTATCATCTGATTTTTGGGTATCTTCGATCAATTTGCTTTGTGCATATCGAATAAGACTTTCTAATGCATCCGCAATCATCTGTTTAGCCCCCTTTCAATCGACGCTTTCAACTCTTCTAATTTCTGAAGGGTTTTCTGAAGCTCTGTTTCTTCTGCTTTTATATAATCAAGATATTTCCCCGGATTGGATTCGATAGTTTCCAAATCTAAATTTTCGATGTTGTCACTAAATTCATTGTAGTCGTATTCATAATACGTTTCTTCGATTCGTTCCCCGTTTACGTCCTGATATGTCTCTGTCTGTATTGATTCATTCAAACAGATATAGATATAAGCCTTTCCAGCAATCTGAATGATTTTAATTGGCTGCTGCTGTTCTAAAAATCTTGCTTTCGTTTCGGATCACCTCTTTACATTCTATTATTGTTTTCTTTATATCATATTTCTTTTGTAACTGATAACTATTTGTATTTTTAATAATACCGTAATAAGCAATACATTTCCTTGCCAAAAGAATAGGGATTTTTCGAAATGTATTTCTGTACTTCTTTGCTTTTTTATAGGTCCTACGAATTCTTAAAAAAACTCTTTGTCGTATTGTAATATGATTTCGATAAATACGTATCCCCATCATATCAATAAAAGTTCCATCATCTATTCGCTTTTCGACCATTTTAAATACGATCCAATCTGGCTTTATTTCCAATCCCATTTCTTTTGTTTTCTTAATAATTAGATTCATTGCTTTATGAACATCTTTTGCACTCGTACCTAAAATCAGTAAATCATCCATATAAAACAATACATGTTTTATAAGATTTACTCTTTCTTTTTCACCATTTTTCTTTTTCCGGATCTTGTACATGTTTTCAGATATCTCATGATACAGCTGAGATAGATATAAATTGCAAAGAAACTGACTTAGATAAGATCCAATGGATAGTCCTGCATCAAATGTATTTACTAATGTTTGAATCAGCCAAAGTAACTTATCATTTTTGATATGCTTATGCAAAAATTCCATCAGTTTATCTTTGGGAATGCTGGGATAACATTTCTTGATATCTGCTTTACCTGCATAGCGGATTGAAAGATTTCGCATCCATCGCCGAATCGCACGAATTCCATATGCCTGCCCCCTTCCTTTGATTGCAGCACATTGATATTCGCCGATATATTTTGTAAAAGGCTTAATTCCCTCTACCGCTATATAGTCATATAATTGTTGCTTTATATTTTGGATTCCAATTCTTCTAAGTTTTCGACTTGAACTATCAATCTTTTCTTTATAGCAAATTGATGTAAATCGAAGATTCTTTTGTTTTAGTTCTTCTTTTATTCCATCTATAACTGTCTCTACAATTGGAGCAATCGCATTTTTCCCGCATTCTTCTAAAACTCCTCTTATATATTTCGAAGATAAGTGTGAATATTCGCTTAACATTTCTAATGTATCGTTTCTTGTATATTTTCCTTCTAAGCATTCATAGACTGCACTCTGAATTAATTTTCTGTTTGTTATATCAATTTGTTTGCAATATCGTTTCATCGATTGTCTTTAAAAGGGTGTTCGGTTTTTCTACTAACCCCAGCGCACAGCAATCCCTGTACGCTCATACTCCTTTCACAAGTTTCTGTCGGTCTTTAAAAAGTATTTCGGGCATCTGCCCAAGAACCTATTGGTTACATCTTTTCCAGATGCGAAATACGGCGCAAAGTTATTTTATACTATGACAATATCAGGCGAGGTAATTCCAATTCGCATTCCCAAGCCTATTCCTACAATTCACGTACGTAGAACCAGCATTCGAGCTATTCCTGAGATTACCGCCTGCGCCGTAAGTCCTTCCATATAGGGGCGATCCCCTCTTCTCCTACGGAGAATTCACCCCCAATGACCAAATTTTAATCGCAGGCGAGGCAACTCCAATACGCATCCCCAAACCCATACCAACAATACACGAACGCAGAACCAGCATTCGAGCTACTCCCGAGAGAACCGCCTTGCAAATATTCACGAAATCCAGAGATAGATGTTCCACCTGCGTAACATCTATCTCCAAAGCCTTGTACATCACTTGATCCTTTTACCGACGGAAACCATCCTCCTGTTCTTTCATCTGCGAATATGTCTCCAATCCACCAGTCAGATCCATTTTCTGCGGCATAAATATTTCCAATCAGAGTATAAGTACTTCTAATTTCCGCTTCGGAAGAAGAATGTTGTAATCCTTTTTGAGCTACATATACATTTTTGCTGTAGTCATTTTGAAACTCTAATACAGTGTCCGAAGCAATAATATAACCTCCTGCTGCATATTCTCGTCCCTGCACACGGTATGGAGTTTTGCTGCTTGTATTTGACTTAGGAGACCCATCGTGATGTCCTAATACTACATCAGTTGCACCAGCTAACCAGTGCATTGTTGACAGTGTGATTGGCGTGGATAATGTTTCTGCTGCAGTAACCGGAATTGTATCAAACCCCTCATCGATATCCAGATATACAGCACTATTATTTTCGTCCAGATCTTCAATTTTAAGAATTTTTGCACTATCTGCATAAGAATGCATGGTTCCTAGATTGCGATCTTTATTTAATGTACCAGCATTGTTTCCTGCATATCCAACACTTACGCAAGAACCTACGATCAAAGTTTCTGCTTGCGCTTTTGTAACTGGAAAATAAGTATCTTTCTCAGGGCGCTCCACTGCTGCATCATATTGATAACTATAATTTGTGCATCCTCGATACAGCGCTTGAGAATTTTTTGTCGCTCCTTTTATGACATTGAAAATAATTTGAAACAAATTTCGGCACGCCCCAGCTCCCCAATATCCAGCTCCCTTCTTTTGATAATTTACGACCATATTATTATGTGACTGTTTTCGCTCTGGTTTCAGCCCTGGCTGTGATCTCAATAGTCCGTCAGATGCGATTCCCGATACATACGAGCTTCCGATGCACCACGGTAGTACTGTACCGTCTGCCTTCACACATTCTACCCACGGCTTTAGTCCCAGCTCTGGATGAGGTGTATCTGATACAGTAACAAGATCATACTCTTGATTCGACGTATCCCATCGCCACCAAAACGACATCTGCATCGCTCCGACATCTACCGTTCCAGTTGTTTGATATCCGTCCATCCCCTCTATAGAGATTGGTCTTGGCGATCCGTCTGCATCGCGTATATAATTGACATGCACCCATTCAAAAAGGGGATGCTGCCCGTTTAGATAATCATCTTGTCCACCTATCGTGTCTGTAGATGGTGCAAAGACCAATCCAGCATTATCAAGTAGTTTTTCACCGTCACTGGTTGGATTTACTGTAAACTTCCAAATTTTTGTTTGGTATACTTTGCCAGTCCTTCGAAGAGCATAATACCTTTCGATTGCTTGCTCAAACGATTGATTCTCTATCTTTTTTATTGCATCCCCTGTTGCTTTTGCATCTGCTGCCTGTCCAGACTGTGTAAGCGTTTGATCTGTGTCTACCTGAACAGGATTCTGTATCAGATAATCATTGACAGCCTGCTGGATCTGGTCTGGAGTAACACCGCCAGATTCGATCAATTCTTTTAAGGCATCTGCTATATTCACTATTGTTCCATCTTCTTTGATCATCCGCCCTGTTCTAGGAGAAAAACGATTAATATTTTCTTTCTCACCTGTATCACTGCCACCAATAAGATCAGCAATATTAATTGTACCGCCTTCTTCTGTCAAAATCCTGCCGGAAAAGGGCGAATATCTGTTTATTTCTGCCATTATCCCTCTTTCCTTTCATTCTTTAATATAGTTTCTCTAGTTTTTCTTTCTGATTTTGATATACAATCAAAAGTTGATCTATCTGATATTGTAATTTTTTAATTTGACATTTCTGTTTTTCATTCTCCCTTTGAATTTTCTGAATCATATGACAAGATAATGGAATAAATTGCTCATAAATTAATCCATAGACTTCCTGCCCCTTTTCAATAGTAATATCTAATCCAGCAAAATCTTCTCCGCTTAATCCCGCTTTCTCCAGTGCTCTCTCTACTTCTTGTGCGATAAAACCATATCGGATTTTCTTATCTTCCTGATCTCGCATTTTGAAGTGTACTGCACACAAGTTCATAAAAAAATCCATGTGTCGTTGATCGAATTCTCTGATCTCTTTCTTTTTGCGCTTATCTGAAGTCACAACCGTGCCAGTTGCTGAACTAAGACGAACAGAACTTCCTCGGATTGCTGTCACATGGCTAGGACTACCGATTAAGAAAGTATCAGAGGAATCGATTTTCATAGCTTCCCGATTTGTTCCAGATTTCGCTTTGCAGTAATAGGCATTATCGTTATTGGTCACGATGTTGTTTCCTAAATACAAGGTTCCTGCTGTCTGTATCTGGCTTCCACTTATTTTTGTGATCGCACTGGAATTTCCAAGATTAATCACATCATCTTTTGAAAGATATAGCATCGCATAAGATTTTGAAAGATCAGCTGCATAACTTCTTATTCCGATTTCGTTTGTGAAAAAAAGTGTATTTTCCGCAAGAATCGTACCCTTTACATTAAGACCACTCTGAATGTTCATCGATCCTTCAAAACTTGCAGTGGCACATCGAAAATCCACACTAGATAAAAGACCAAGTCCTGCAATATTTTTGTGTGAAAGATCGGAAGAGCACACGTCTG